TCCGCCGTAAGCGGTTTCTCTTCTTCGCACCTACGGCAGGTAGCAGTTAACACTCCCATTTTCGCCGAGCTTTGTTCAAGCGGCTGTCAGGGTTCTTTGCCGCTTCTGGAAACATCTTGGCCTGTCCTGCGGAGCGAGCACAAAACGAGGTGCGTCGTCCCGCAGCCGTCGGAGACTTAGCCGCCTGCTTGGCGCTGACCGGCGGCTTGATGTCGTGGCCCTGCGCCTTCAGCGAGGCGCGGCCCTTGGCGTTGAGGCCACCCTCGGGGTTCTGGCCTTCCTTGCGCGTCCACGCGCCACCGCCGGTAGCGTAGCAGGTCTTGGTGGTGTTCTTGAAACCTTCCATCACCTAACCCCTAACAAAGCCGCCACGGGCAAACGCCTTAACTTGCGCCAAGCCGCCCATCATCGGGTTCTGGGTTGGGGGCCGCATGGACAGGTTGGCCATGGCCATCGACTGGCCCGGCCTCGGCTGCTGCGGCATCGGCGGACGCATCATAGGGGGGCCTCCCGGCGGGGGCGGGCCACCGGGAGGCATGGGCCGCATTGCCTGTAAAGGCGCGGGAAGCGGGCCCAATTGGGGAGCGCCGGGCGGACCCGGCGGCATAGGGGGTTGGCCTGGAGGGCCACCGGGAGGACCGCCCATAGGCGGCTGGCCCGGAGGGGCAACAGGCTGCGGCGCAGTCGTCAACGCCTCGGCTAGGTCGCGCGCGGCCTGTGCAGTCCGTTCCGCAAGCGTTGACGCAAACATGTTATTAAGCCGTGGATTGCTGGACGACAGTGATGCGAGCGGAGCCGGTGCCGCTGTTAATAACCACCCGCACGGCGCGCATGAGCACGTCGGTATATTCCGTCAGGCTGTCAATCGCATTGGTAAACGCCGCAACGGGGTGCGGTTCCGCCAGCAAGTCGCCGGGAGCAAGGTTCGGATCGAACGGGTCTTCGTTCGTGTACTCGACGGAATAATCGATGCTGCCACTGAGCAGGTTGACCGAAATGTTTGTAACGTGATTGGGGGTGTATATGTCCAGCGGCCACCAGTCGGTGGTAACCGCCCCATCGTAATCCAGCGTAACTTCAATCGGACGCATACCGCTACCTCGTAGATTGTTGGACGACGGTCACGCGAGCAGTACCCACGCCAGCCGTAAAGTTAAAGCGCACCGCCCGCATTAGGGTCTTGGTTGGAGCCGTCTTGCTGGTTGTAGCGTCGGTCATAAGCCCTGACGGGTGCGCCACAACAAGCTGAGTGATGCTCGGGTTAAACGGGTCTTCGTTGGTGTACTGGACCGAATAAGTCAGGTCGCCAGACAGCAGCTTGCAAGACGTGTTTGTCACTTGGTTTGGCGTGTAAATGTCCAACGGCCACCAAGCCGTGGGTCCATCATTGAGCCCCTCGTTACCGATAGAGAAGCCATAGTCGCCATAATCGGGGGTAAGCATCAAAACTTGAGTGACGGTGGCGTACACCAAAGTTGAATAGATTGTGTTTTCAATGGGGCCAGCCAGTTGTTCGCTGATGACGTTACCGTAGGCATCCGTGCCCGTTATGCTGAAAGTGTCAAACTCAAACGTACCAAGGGTGTCGGTCATCGAAACCCGCGTGGGGTACGGGAACGTAACTACGCCGTCCGTGGCGTAAATCCCATCAAGCGCAAAATCTTGAAAGTCGTAGGCACCAGCCGAAATCGTTTCGGTGGTGTACCCGGAGGCGTTGCTGTTGATTGCCGTCACGGTTGCAAAATACGTGTCGCCGATAACAAACCCGTCGTTAGGGCCGCCATATATGGGCGCGTGAATAGCGTTGCCGTCTGCATCGGTGCCAAGGATGTCAAATGTAGTGCCGTAAAAATCGTCCGCAGAACTAAGCATGATGCGCGACGGAACGGGGAACGTAGCCACGCCATCGGCGGCAAAGGTGCCGTCTATCGTTAGGCTACCGCCATCGGCAAGAGTTTGCGCCAGCGCAACCGCATTAGAGGCGGGCGCATTTTCGGCTTGCACCGACACGCTTTGCGTGTTGGCGGGCAACACGTCCAACACAACCTGAATAGGGCGCATGTGCCGATCCTTAAAAGAGCAGGGACCGCTCGGCTAAGAGCGGCCCCTGTCTATATCACCGTTCTTTGGCTACGAAAATGTAGTCAACAGTCATGGTTCGCGCGACTGCGTTGCCATTTTGAAGAGCAAAGCTAACCGTGCAGTTGGCGTCCGGCAGGTACGAGGACGAGCCGTCCAACGAGCCCAAGACGGTCCCGTTAACTTCGTAGGCAATCGTGCTCTGGCCATCGTAGCACCAACCCAGTTCGATGAACGTGTTATCGGCCATGGTGGTGATAGCGGTAGCCGTGGTCGAGCCCGTTGAAGCGTTCTTCCGCGCAACGATGGCTACGTTAGTAGAGCCATCAGCCTTGAGGAAGTACACACCGTCGGTCACGTCCAGCGGAGTAGTGTCTACGATTTGCAGACCGAAGACGAGATCGCTTTCGGTTGCGTTGCTGACTTTAAAGCGGCAGCGGAAGAAGGTCTTCTTGCCAGCCGTAAAGCTCCACGCCGCAGGGTTCTTTTGGAGGGCAACGAGGTCGTTGTCCGCCGCCGTGTTGGTGACGAGAAGCAGGCCGCCGTCACCGGCAGTCAGGGCCTGGGTGGCCGCTGGGTCGGTTTCGGTGACTGTCCAATCGCCAGCGACATAGGTGTCGAAGTCGTTGAAGTACTGGTGGAAGAGGGTCGGGTCCGGTTGAACCATGTCAGCGAAGAGATTTACGTCGTTGACGTTGGTAAGCCCGAACGGGAACCTAGTGTTCGAGATGTTGCCCATTGGGGCCTCCTAAAAATGGGCCGGAGGCATAAACCCCCGGCCCGGTTCCCGTTTAGATACCCGGAGTGCCGTAAGCACCGCGCCAATCGGTCCAGCCGAACGCATAACGTTCAGTAGCCTTGTAGCGCATGCTGTCGGTTTCGAAGTCGCCTTCCATGGACTTTTCAAGCCCACGACGCTTGGCCAACTTCAGACCTTCCGGCGCGTCGGTCTCTACCCACCAAGCGGTGGTCGAGGTGATACGCGACAGGTTGGCTTGGCCACCATCGAGCAAACCCATTGATTTCACTGGGTTAATATCGTTGTTTGCCGTGCCAGCCCGCAGGACGGACTTCAGGAGGACTTCGCCTTGGAACACGTTCGACGGACCCAGAACGAGCTTCTTCGGGGTCAGGCGGATACGCTTGTTGTTGTTGTCCGCAGCGTTGCGGATTTGAACGAGCATTTGTTCCAGGGAGGTCTGCGAAAGGTTGGCAGCGGTGGTCAGCTTGTTCGACTGAGTACCGTTGACGACCGGGTGGTTGGTGGCAACCAGTTCGACGCCGTCGCCGCCCGGATAGGCAGCGTTGAACGAGCGGTTAAGCACGTTCGCACCGAGGGTTTCCTTGGTTTCAACCAGCGACTGGGCGAGGTGTCGCGCATAGGTTTGACCAATGCGGATGTGATCGCCGTCTTCCACCAGCACCTTGGTCAGGGCGAAAGCCAAACCGTAGACGCGGTAGACGTAACGCTGGATGAACAGCACGCCACCTGAGTTGTAGGTGACGGGCATACCATCGGGCAGCTCGGGGGCGGCACCGAAGCCGAACAGCACAGGCTCTTCGTGGTAGTTACGGGGAATACCCGTGAACTCCTTGAATACCTGCGACCACTCGTCGGCGCGCTGGGTGTAGATGCCGTTGAACTCTTCGTTCAGGATCGGCTCGACAATGGACCTAAAGTCCGTTGAACGCATGGGCGTAGCCATAACTTAAAGCCCTCCCTTAAGACAGTTGAGCCACTTCCGCGATGAACTGGTGCTGAGAAACTTGCACCTGAACAATCGGGAAAGCGTCGCCCCAAGCGTTGTCCGGGCCGGGCGTGAGCCCGATGATACGGAGTTGCGCGTTGGTGGCATTGGAAGCAACATCAAGCATCAGTTGGCTGATGCCAACCGTGGTGTTACCGGCGGAGATCGCGGTGTAGTCGTACTGCTTGCCGATGCTCGACACATCCAGGGTAGCGTTGGCCTGGATTTGATAGACGATGGTCGGGTCGAGTGTGACATACGCATTGATGTCAGTGCCAGCAGTTGAAGCGGTCCACTTGTTGGACACGCGACGGCGACCGTCACTGTCGGTCCATTCGCAGCCTTGGAAGGTGCCAATGAAGCTGTCGCCAATGGCGGCAGCCGCAACCGTACCAGCGCCCGTAGACGTTGGAATGATCTTGACCGGTTGATTTTGAAGGATGTTCGAGGCGTAGCCAGTGAGGATCGAGTACATAGTGGGGCGTGTGACCCCACTAGGATGATAATCAACAGCCAACCCGAACGGAGCGGAAGTCGAGGACATGACCTACCTCATTCGTGAGGGGTTAATGGGAACGCGCTAGGAGAAAACTCCTCGCGCAGGCGCGTCACGACGCAGGTCCGACATACCATCCCCTTCGATCAGCCTGCCTCCATCACGCATGACTTGCTCGCGCAAGCCTTCCGTTTGGTCAGCAAGGTGTCCCTCTTCACGGGCCGGAGCGTCGTGGTGAGCTTCCTGCATGTACTTCTCATAGAGAGACATGGGCAGCTTAAACGCGAGCATCTCGTTTACCGCAATGTGTCCTGCCCACTCGCCGGTCTTCATCGTGGCGTACTCCATCCCGTAAACCTCATCAGGTTTAACGGGCTCGTAGCCAAGCTGGATGCGACGGTGGATAGGGTCGCGGGGGTTGGTCGTAGTCAGCCAGCAAATATGCCAGCCTGGGATGTCGGGTAGATCGGGTAGTGCGTCGTTGAAAAGTCTTTGTTGGAACATCCTAAGCCTGTCGTCATCGCTGACCTCGCGCTGTTCGGTGACACTACGGTCATCCATGGCACGAGAGCGCCGACTGGCACCCAGTTCCCTTTTGAGGCGTTCGTCTACTTCCATCTGGCTCACTCCTTTTAGCGTGCCGAGTTACGGTCGTGGGCTTGATACGCCTTCAGCATCTGGTTCCGTTTTACGGGATCATCCCAGTAGCCAGCTTCGATCATAGCCTGTTTTCTGTCGGGTGTCACGTAGACCTCTTTTTTAGTGCTTTGAGGTACGTGTTCGCGGGTGTTGCCCATAGGCGGGGCCTTCTTTCTGGGGGTGCCGTCGCCCTCGGGAGCCTTGCGGGTACGAGCCGCAGGAGCAACCCGATTGCGAAGGCGGTTGGTCAGTTCCTGCCAGTACTCAACGCTGGCAGGGTTGTAGCCCTCGGCCACCAGACGGGTGTCGATGGCGTTGGTGATGGCGCTGTCCTCGTTGCTGCCCTTGGGGTCGTACCAGGGGTTAGCGGACATCCACTCTTGCGCCAGCGACGACACGCGCGGATCGGGCGCGGCGGGCTGGTTCTTAGCTTGAGAGAGTTGATGCTGGACAACCTGGAGCTGGGCTTCGCGGGTTTTAGCCTCGTCGCGCAGGCGCATAGCCGTCGCCACGTCGTCGCCGTTGCCCGCCTCGACGGCCCTGGCAATAATCGCCTCGGCCTGACGGACCTCGTTGCGTGCCTCGTTGAGGCGGCCATCTAGGGCCATCTCGTTGTGGCTAAGGGCGTTGCCCTCAACCGCCGACAGGCGGCGCGACAACACGTCGTTCTGCTCACGGAGCATACGCAACTCGCGCTGCGCGTTCTCCTTGGCGAGCTTCTGAACTTGGCGACGTTTGAGGCGCTTGTTGCGGTTGGTATTTACCGCAGTGTCGCCCTCCGGGTCGTCGTCGGCGTCGTCGGCTAGGCGCTCGTCTTCCTCGTCCTCGTCGTCATCCTCGGGTTCGGGGTTCTCTTCGGGCGGCGTATCGACGGGGATCAACTCCTCGTCGTCGTCTTCTTCAATTAGGTCTTCTGCCATGACCGGCTCCTTTCAGCCTTATAGGAAGGCTTTGATGGCCAGCGGATCGCCGGTCACCTTGCCCACTAGGTCGAGATCGTTGAAAATTACGAAGGTAGCTTCCTCGCCAATTGCTGCCCCTGTCGGAACAGACCAGCGGTCCCCGCCGTACTTCGGCACGCGCACAAAGTCGCCCACTGCGGCCCAGGAGCCTTCCGGCCACGTCGTCATGGTGTTGCGGTTCTTGAAGGCCAGCGAGCCTACCGCCACCACCTTGGCAACCTGGGTGTTGTACTTCTCGGTCTGACGCACGTCGTCCGTGAGGATGATGCCGCCCGCCGTCTTGGCCTTAGCCGTCTTTAATTGGACTAGGATGCGTGAGCCGAAAGGCGATACGCCCGGCTCACACGGTGGAAACGCCTCGTCCAAGCTGCCGTAGTCAAAAGTTACATTGTTCGCAAAGTCATCCATATGTGCTTCCTCATAAATCGTAATCCTTGCGGTCTTGGTCGGCGACAATCCCAATTAGGATGTCCTTCGCCAGCTCCAAGCCCGCGTACACACCCACGCTGCGCCCGTAATCGAACGCATCGTGGCCTTGGGGTTGTAGAAGCGCCTCTTTAGCAAACTGAGTTTGCTCTTCCTCCAGCCGCCTCAGAACCATGTCTATCCTCATGCAGGCGTCTTTGGTGACGACTTGCCACCTGTTGCGCCCTTGCCTGCGCCGGTTTCGACGGGTTGGCCCATGGCCAGCCGCTTGTGCATTGGCATGGCGTCGGCGGGGACGGACTTGCTCTTGGTATCGTTAGCCATTGGTAACTCCTTATGGACCGGGGTTGGGGTTTAGGTTGCTCGCCACGTTCGTCTGGTTGGCAATTTCCATTTCCGCCAATTCCTTCGCCGTCTGATTGTCGGCGTTGTTCATGGCGATCTTGGCTTGGATTTCAGCGGCCTTGGCCGTGTCGCTGTTCTGCTCGCGCATCTGCTCGATCTGCATGTCGCTTTGCAGTTTGGCCTGCTCCAGTTGCAGGCGAGCCGCCTGCTCCTGCTGCGCGCCTTGCGACTTGGCCTGCTCCAGCGCCAGACGGTTCTGCTCCTGCTGCGCGGCAAGTTGCAGCTTCTGGCCTTCAAGTTGCGCCTTGGCCTGCTCGACCTGTCCGCGCATCTGGATGTCGGCCATGGCGGCCTGCGTGGCTGGGTCTGGCGGCGTGGGTGGCTGGATCGACTGGATGGCGGCAATGGCCTGCTCGATGACGGGCGGCAGGGACGCAAACGCCTCCTGAGCCTTGAGCGCCACGTTCAAAGAGGCTTCAGCCAGCATTTGGTCAAACGCCTGCTTGGTCTCCTTGTCCTTCATGTCGTGCATGGCCTTCTCGACATCGAAGTTCGCGTCGGCACCGGCCACCTTGTAGACCTCCTCGGCGTACCAGAAGGCGATGTGCTCCTTGATGTGGTTCAGTATCAGGGGCAGGTAGGCGGGCGCGATCAGCTTGCTCATGCCCAGTGCGGGGGACATCATGTAGGCCAAGTGCGTCTTGAGGTGCGCAATGTGGTCCTGATCCGGGAACGCCACCACGGGACGCCCAAGCGTCGCCTTGACGTTTTCGGCCACGGCGTTCTCTTCCGTCGGCGTCATCTTCGGTGCCAACAAGGCCGCCGCGTCTGGTATTTTCAGCGTGTCAAGGATGCGCTCCTCGACCTTGCGCAGGTCGTAGAGCTGCGGGAACATTTGCGAGCGCTGCGCCACCGCCTGCACCTGGGCAAAGCGTTGCGCCTCACTGAAGATGTTCGGGTCTGATACCGGCACCACGTCCATCGGGCCGGTGAAGTCTGACCGCTTGGCGATCTCCTCGCCAATCTCGGCCTCCTCCATGTCGTCATCGAGGTACATGCCGTTGAGGCGGTGCAGGATGCGCAGCATCCGCCCCATGGCGTCGTGCAGGCGTCCGTGGATCGCCGAGAACACCACCATGCCCTGTTCAATTTTGGCCAGGGTCGTGCCGACGGGGACGTTCTGGTTGCTGTCAGACACCTCGTCCATGGTTGTGCGGACGACGCCCTTGCCCGCATCGACCAGGAAGCCAAGGAGCTGGAACAGCACCGCCGACGGCGGGTTGAACGGGAGAGGCATGGCGATCTTGCGCACGTCATCGACGTTCAGCCCGCCCTCAATTTCCTCAACCTGCGTCGGCTGGATATTGAGCGATTGCCCCCCGCGCGACCCGCCTTTTAGCTTCAGCATGGTCTGCGAATTGGAAATATGCGCGCTGTCCATGAGCGCCCGCAGCGCCCCGGTCGCGGCGGCAGATAGGCCGCCAATCATGTGCGTAATGCCAATCGGGTACGCGCCGCGCCAAGGCACGAACGGGAACTCGACAATCCACTGCTGCTCTTCGAGGCTCTCGTCGTCCTCGTCCCAGTTGCGGTATATGCTCAACACTTGGGACGACGACTTATCGACCGTGATGATGTAGGGCGCTAGCCCCACGTCGTCCTCGATGTCGGTTACGGCATAAATCTCGAAGACGGTACGCAGGCCGTCCTCGTTGTAGGACGTTTCGTCGCGGCCCTCGATCTTGTTGTTAGCCTGCTCGGCCTCGGAGCCTACCGGCGCTTCACTCGACGCGGTTAGGTCCACGTCGCGGTACATGCCGCTCTTAACCCGCTCGGCGTAGTCCACCGTCGTCAGATACTGGACGTGGGTCTTGCGTTGCGCGGAGTAGAAGTTCGAGGCCGCATACGGCAGGTAGATGTCGTCGATGGCGACAAACAGGAAGTTGGGTCGGTTGCGGTTCTCGTCCCAGCCCAGTTTCATGTACTGCGCGCCGCCCAGCGGCACTTGGGTCAGGAGCTGCTCCAGCTCCGACCGGAAGTTTTGCGACTGGGTGGTCAACTGCCAGTTCATGAAGTCCGTCTTGCGGCGGGCCTTCTCGACGCGGTCCTTCGTCAGCTTGCCGACGATCTTGTCCTTGACGGGCCCGTCGGCGGGGAACAGTTCCTTGATGGCCCGCGAACTGAAGTCCACGCAGACTTCCGTCAGCATGGGGTGCACAACGCGAGACGCGCCCTGGAACTGCGCTCCACCCGGAGCGTCGTCCCCCAGGCCGGTGCGGCGGATGCCCTCCTCGTACTGCTCGTCGCGCTTCTTGCGCGCCTCCTTGTCCCGAGCCAACAGCTCTAGGAACGACGAGGCAATGTCCTTCAGCTCGCTGTCACCCATGTCCTCCGCCAAATTGGCGTAGAAGTCGCTGTCGCCCTTCTTGGGTTGTTCGTCCTCGTCCAGCGTTACGATAGCGCCGCCGTCCTCGGTGTCCTCAACATCGGCTTCGTCGCCCATGTCTAGTTCGACGGTCTCGCCTTCGGGCATTTCATCGTCCATGGCTCACGTCCCTTTAGGCGGCATACGGGTTGACCACAGGAGGCTTGTAGTCAACCTCCTCCTCATAGCGTTTAG